CCTGTCCAATCTGTCTCAGATAAAAGACTATTACGAAGATCACGGTTTTGTACTGCTACAGCAGTATCGTATTCTGTAATTTCTTCTGCAGTTTTATCTGTAATAGTCCAACCTACAGTCCACACACCATTAACAAGAGTGGGTGTGCTTTCTTGAGTAATGTTTTGAGTTCTTTGTGTGTAACTAGGTTGATCTGTTTTCGTTACAGAATAAACACCATACTGCTCAAGTAATGAGTCAGGTACTTGTTTTGGAAAAGATGTATTTGGATTTTCACGGCGTAGTAATCCTATTGAATAAGGATATGTCTCTACTGAACCATTTGTAATTTTAACGTACATTTAAGTTTTCCTTGTCAGCTATGTCTCTTGCTTTATTCATTGTTGTTTTCTTTGTTTAAATAACTGTCTGTAACCGTTTAATACCAGTATCTGTAGAGGGAAACTCTAAATTAGTTTCTAACCCTGTTACACGATAGATAAGTCTAACTACACCATCACCACCATTACCACCATAACCCCAGTAAACACTTGCAGAACCACCGCCTCCACCGCCGTAGTCACCACCTTTTGTATATGCCCCTGTACTGTCACTGTTTGTACCGCTGTCTGGAGCATCACCATTGCCACCACCAGAGCCTCCGATACCATTTCCATAAGTAGTAGCAGTACCATTAGCCCCTTCGCCATAAACTCCAGTGCCACCACCGCCACCAGATACGTGGTCTACTGTACTGTAAGTGTATCGTGCAGCACCTCCGCCGCCGCCTCCACCGCCAGAACCATAGTCACCCCTAGTGTAGTAATCATCCCTACCGTGACCGCCATTGCCTGAGTAACCACCTGCGCCACCGCCACCTGCAGGGCCATAGCCAGATGATGCTTGACTATAGGAAGTACCTCCTACACCACCGCCACGGGCAGTTCCGTAACCACCATTTAAATAGTATGAACCGCCTGGTGTATCAGTGTTGTATGTACCTGCAGAACCACCAAATGCTTTTATCCTAAGAAAAGACCAAAACAGGGAATCTTCACCTGCTGTCGAACCTGATGGATAGGCTCCATTAGAACCTCCTGCCCCAACAACTACACTATAATTATTTCCAGGGGTTACAGATATATTGTTCATCCAAGCTAGGCCACCACCACCACCGCCTCCCATAGCATATGTATGACTGCTACTACTATTATTGTAGTACATACCACCACCACCACCGCCTATACAAACAACGGAAACGTAGTTTACTCCTGCAGGACAAGTCCAAGTGTATGTTCCTGGAGTAGTGTAAAGTATCTCACGTTCTAAAACGTGGCTACGTCCTACTGCTACTACACTAGCTGCACCAATCATTATTGATCCCCTGCATAAGAAATGTAAGCACTAGCACCAATTTTCCAAATACTAAATACGTTAAAACCAGTGGTTACTAATGTAGGAGCTACACCATCATTGTTAGACCAAGTAAACCCTGACCAAGTAACAGCATAAGCTGAACCATCATCAACCATAAGGATTAAAGAATCTCCATCGTTTAAACTAGAACTACTAACAGTAATGCTTGCACCCAGTGTTATTTTTTGTATTTGTCCATCACTTGCAGATACGTTAAATGTAGAAGATACTGTACTGTGATCTGTAGTTCCTGTAACTACGTTATTAAATGTTACACTGTCATCTGTGGCTAAGTCTTGGTTTATAGATGCCAGATTAGAACTATAAGCTTGTACGTCTGAACCAATAGCTACACCAAGGTTTGTTCTAGCTGTAGATGCACTTGCAAGATCAGATAAGTTATTTGCTACTTGAGCAAACTTTGCATCAGCTTGTGTTTGTGTATACGTATCTGCAATAGTAAAGATGTTGTAAGCTACAATGTCAACAATATCACCTGCAGTAGCACCTGTAGTTAATACGACAGTAGTACCATTTGTAGCTGTAAAGTCTGTGCCCAGTAAAAGCTTTACACCATTTAGATATACATTTACATAACCTACTTCATAGCTTACTGCAAAAGATGTTTGACCACCTGTAGCTGTGTAATTAGTAAATGCTACACCGTAGTTAGTATTACTTACCCAAGCTGTACCTGTATATACATACAATCCATTATCTGTAGAGTTAAAGTACAAAGCACCAGTAATAAGTGCATCACCATCGTTATCTACTGTAGGTGCAGAGGCTTTAGCACCAAGGTATCTGTCATCAAACGAATCATAAGAAGCTGCAGCATTTGTTGCTGAAGTTGCAGCATCAGTAGCACTTGTGGCTGCATTGGTAGCTGATGTAGCAGCCGCAGCAGCACTTGTAGCCGCAGCAGTAGCTGATCCTAAGATACCGTCAACGTATGTTTTTGTAGTCAAATCGGCATTGTCTGTAGGTGTATAGGTAGTTGTAATCTTAGAGCTACCCATATCAATAGCACCTGTCATAGTGCCACCAGACAATGCTAGACGTGTATCACGTTGTGTGTCTGTATATGCCTTTGTACTTGCATCTTGAGCAGCAGTAGGATCACCCATACCAGTGATCTTATTAGTGCTCATAGCAATAGCACCAGTCATCGTACCACCTGCTAGTGGTAGCTTGGTTGCTATGCTGTTTGTAATAGTTGTAGAGAAGTTAGGGTCATCATCTAAAGCAGCAGCTAGTTCGTTTAGTGTGTCTAGTGTTCCTGGTGCTGAGTCTACAAGACTTGCTATTTCTGTATCTACATAATTTTTTGTGGCGGCTTGTTGTGCCGAAACTGGATCACTAACGTTGTTAATTACGGTAGATGTAACATCTAGTGTTCCATTAATTGTCATATTGTTAAATGTAGAGGAGCCACTAGCAGCCGTAACATTACCAGTTACATCACCTGTAATATCACCAGTTACGTTACCAGTAACATTGCCTGTAACGTTACCTGTTACATCACCAGTAAGATTACCTGTAAAGCCTGTGTTAGCAGTAATAGTAGTACCTGTAATAGCTGCAGCAGTAGTACCACCAATGACTACGTTATCTGCTGTACCACCGTTAATATCAGCAGTAGCTAGTGTTGCTTGACCAGATGTGGTTACAGTTGTAAAGCTACCTGCAGCAGCACTAGAAGCACCAATTACAGTACCGTCAATAGCACCACCATTAATGTCTACAGTGGCGTGAGTAGACGTACCAGTAGATGTAATATTTGCTACAGTAGTATCACCAGTTACACCTAGAGTACCTGTAATAGTAGCATTCTCGTGTACATTAACTGTATCAATATATCCAGTACCATCAATGTATAAGTCTTTAAACTCTAAGCCAGATGCACCAAGATCAATATCATTATCAGTTACAGGTTTTAATACACCGTCTTCTAGTCTAATTTGTTCTACAGCAGTAGTAGATACCTCATTATAAAAACTAATTCTGTTGTTTGTAGCATCTATTACAATTTTGTTGTATGCATCTGGGTCAGAGATCATAGGTACATAGGCACCCTCTGCAGTTGTGCCATCGTGTTTGTGACCTGTAGCTTGAGCAAATGCACTCTGAATTGCATTATACTCTGCATTAACTGGTGCAGCTTTAATAACTGCATTAGCAATAATGTCAGCTACGGATTGTCTTGTATAACCTGCCATTTTATAACCTGTCTCCTACTCCGAATGTAATCACTAGACCCTGAATACTGTGTGATGCATTGGAATCATTAGTTACGAATTTAAATGATGCTGACTTGCCTGAACCTGAAATGTTTGTTCTTTTAACAGGAGCAGGGTTACCATCAAAGATTGCTGTACTATTATATAAAGCTTCGTTATAGTATGCTGCAGCACCTGTAGTTGTTAATGTAAAGTTTGTAGGACTTAGTGTGTCAACATCTTCATAGTCATACAAAGCAGACATAACAATCTCATTGTCACCTTCAGAACGTAGATATGTAGCTACTGTGTAGAATACCTTACGTTGCTCTGGGTCTTGCATATGGAAGAACGGTGTCTGGAATAAACTAAAGATGTCTGTGCCATCAAAGTCATTACCTTGTTCTTGACGATGCACTTTACCGTTACTGTCACCGTGTATTACAAACTCATTCTGCCCAATGTAGCCACTGGCAGCACAAGTAGCTGTGATACCTAGCATCTGGCTATATTCAAACTGCAAACCATTAGGTGTTTGTCTGAAGCCCCCAATAATACCTTGAGAGTCTGCTGCACCAAAGAAGTAACGGAATTGTGTCTTTTGTCGTATTACTACAGCATTAAGACTTTCTAGGTCAATATCAAACACAATGTCAGTAAAAATAGACTGAATATCTTTTGATACTGTCTCTAGATTAACGTCACCAATCTTGTCTGTACCACTAACAGGACGTAAGCCATCTTGTGATAAGAATAGTAGGTCACCACCGATCTCAATAACACTATCTGTAGCTAGGCATCCAAGGTCATCTGTAACTTCTTGTAGTACAAAGTTAGAGATGTTGTCACCTGCTAACTTACGAATGTTATTACTACCAAAGATATACAGTATGTCACGGAAGGACTTGATAGCTACGACAGGGAAACCTACGTTAATAACACCAGCACCATCAGCAGCAGCAAAGCTAGTCTCATCGTAAGGTGCACTAAAATAAAGATTCGTGTCTTCACTAGGATCACCTGCTAGGAACATATGGTTCTTAAATACGTGTGAC